CTGCTAGGATTGGGGCGACTGGCGGGGCTTAGGTCCCGCCTTTTTTATTGATCTGACCAGCACGTCTTCTGGAACTCGCACATCCGACAGGCGAAGTAGTCGGGCGATTGAGCAACGCGAGGCAGAATGTCATTCGCTTTTGAAGCGGTCAATATATTTGCGGCCTTGTCGCTGATGCGCTGGGCCAGTTCCGCGTCGAAGGGAACGAGTTCGTAGTAGATCTCCGAGGTGTTCTTGTTCATGACCGTGAAGAGCGCCGGGTTCTCGGTGAGATCCATGTAGGCTTGGTAGATGGCTATCTGGGCGGCATATGTAGGGTTAGCCCGGCTAACCCCCACCTTGACGAACTCGTTGAACTTCTTGTCGTTGGCTGTCTTGTTTTCCCACAGGCACGGGTAGTTGATGATGTTGGGACCGCCGCAGATGACGCCGTCTATGTGCCCTGCGATCTGGCCGTCAGCGATGGAGAAGCCGAACTGTTCGCCTTTCGAGTCCTGCACGCGAAGATCGAACCCTGCTTGACGCAGCAGCTTGACCATCTCGTCTTCGAGGATGTGGCCAAGGGAAAAGATACGCAGGGTCTTTGCGGGAAACTTCTTGTCAGGATCGACGGGTGCGTTGAGATAGCGGTACTGGATCCTGCGTGAGCATTCGTCGCCCAAGGACGATGCGCCGATGTAGGCTCTGCGTTGCTTTGCCTCTTGGGCAACCAAAATGGCCTGATCGACGATAGCCGAGATTTGTTCGACTCTCGGGTCGCTAGAACGGGATAGTTGTAGCTGGCCAAGCGCCAGTTGACTCAAAGTAGGCGCGCTCGATGTTTGCGATTCCATGTGATGCCTCGATCTTTTTTGCTTCTTGGATGCCGTATAGCAGGCTGATGACCTGATTTTCTGTCAGATCACAGAGGCGTGTTTCCCACCCAAACTTGCCGAAGAGGAAGGTGAGTTCTTCCATGGGGTCGATTGGCGCGATCCTGTTTGGCGCGCTTGTCTGAAACGGGTTGTGTGTCATGGCGACCTGTCTGGACTGTGGAGAGGAACGATGTTGTCTGGCAGTTCCTTGTTGAGGTGACTGAGGGACATCATGGACTGCCCTCGAATGAAGACTGTCGCTGTGCAGTACATGACATCGTAGATCTTGGAGAACTTCATGCAGTGGTTGTCGAGAAGGCTGATCGCGCGCTCTTCGACGATGTCCTTGTCATAGTCGTCTTCGACGAAGCACATCACTGGGTCGGTGAACGCTTTGAGTTCGCCGGATGGCTCTCGAACTGTCGTGACGATATGGACCTCAATCCTTGCCATTGGTGGCCATCTCGCCGCCGAGGGCGCTGTAAGCGGCTTTGTCTACCCAACTGTCTGCGTGTTCGAGGGTGACGAGGATGCGTGATGTCTTGAGCCAATCCATCATGAGGGCAACATGTGATGGTGTGAGTTTGCCGTGCGTCTCGATTGCGCGCCAGACGATCACGTTCCAGCCGTCAGCAATGCGCTGGTGCATGGAGAGTGCGTCGCCGTAATCGCGCGCTCTGTCGCCATTTATGAGGTCTTTGGCTTTGTCTAGGATCTCATCACGCTGCATTCGTATACCCCATTTTGTTGATTGTCGCGTCGATTGCGGTTTTGTTCCAGAGATAGCTCAGCCAGCACGCTGCCTTGTAGCGATCCCAAGAGTAGTTCATTGCGCCTACCATGACGCCGTGGCGGGCAAGATGTTCTTTCTGCTTGTCGCTCGGCGGCTGGCTGAGCCAACGCTTAGTCTTGTTCGCGCCACTGCTGTCTTCGATTTCCCGCAGGAAGTCATCTGCCGCTGCGGTGGCTTGTCTTTTTGTGCCGACTGACACGACACGGATCCTGCCGCCTTGGGCTTTGACGATGGCGATGCAGGTATCTTCCTTGGTTTCGACGACCATGCCGAAGCCATTGAAACCTGCGGCCATCTTGCAAGCGCCGGTTCCAAACGGGTCGATCCACCGGAACGGTGACTTGGCGATGAGGTCAACTTCGGTGAGTTCGAAGTGAACGAGTGTTTCCTTCTCTGGCGCACGGAAAGAGTGCCCGCAGTTGGGGCATTCTCGCGCGTTCTGCGGGATGATGAAGTTGCACTCAGGGCATTGTTTCTCTGGCGATTCGCCCGGCTGCGCTTTGCCATCGCTGCCGTCCAGATCGACGGCATCATCCAGTTCCCCATGGGTCAGGATGCTGGTGCCGAAGTCGATGACAACGCAGTCTTTCTTGATGATGCCCGGGTGGATTTCAGGATCGACTGTGCGCAGTCCCCTGCCGATCATCTGCACCATGGTAGACTTGTAGGAACATGGGCGTGTCAGAATGACGCATGAGACAGGCTGAGCATCGAAGCCTTCGGTCAGCACTGCGACGTTGACGACAACTTGTACGTCGCCGAATTCAAGGTCGTGCAGGATCTGCTTGCGCTCATCCTTTGGCGTGTCGCCTGTGACGACCTTGGCGTTGACGCCAGCTTCGACGAAAGCCTTGCAGACGCCCTCAGCGTGAGCGATGGTTGAGCAGAACACAACTGTCTTGCGGTCCCCAGCGAGTTCTTCCCACTTTTGAACGATGGCTTCGTTGATGACCTTCTTGTTCATGATCGCTTCGACTTGATCCATGTCGAAGTCTGAGGCGAGTTTGCGGACGCCTTCGAGTTCACCGCGCACCCCTACGTCAATGACGTATGCCTTTGGTGGGACGAGGAACCCTTCGCGGATCAACGTGGTCAGTTCGATCTGGTGCGAGCAGTTGGTGAAGACGCTGCGCAGGCCTTTCTTGTCGCCGCGATTGGGCGTCGCTGTGAACCCTACAACTTCTGCTTTCGGGTTGTCTGCGCGGACTGCGTCGATCACTCGTTGGTAGGTGTCGGCTACCGCATGGTGGCTTTCGTCGATGACCACCATGTCGAACTTGGGCCGTTTTTCTAGGTTGTTTTGGCGCGATAGCGTCTGGACCATTGAGAAGATGGCATCGCCCTGCCAGTCCTTGACTGTTCCGTTGACGATGCTGGTGGTGATGTAGGGATTGACCTTGAGGAACTTGGCTCGGTTTTGATCGACCAGTTCGTCTCGGTGCTGGAGCACAAGGACGCGCTTGTCCTTCTTGTGCCGTTTGCCGATGAGGGCTGAAAGCATGATCGTCTTGCCTGCCCCTGTGGGCGCAACGACGATGGTGTTACCGTGCTTGTCGAGCGCCTTGCAGGCGTCTGCGACGGCAATTTCCTGATACGGACGCAGGATCATTGTAGGGTCCTTTTGCTAGAAGGATGGTGGTGGGGGATTAGCGGCCTGCGTCCCCCGGCGCAGTCTAGCAGGCTGGAGTTGCCATGCCGCTCGTTATCTTTTGGCCCACGCAGGGACAGCGCCAGATGTCATCATCTGCGGCTGCTGCATGGGCTGAGGCGCATAGGTCTGCTGCTGAGGCGCAGAGTGCGCTGCCACATGTTGTGTATATTGGCTGCCATCACGCGGCAAGTAGCCATTGTCCTTGGGGGTCATGGCGACCGTAAGCCGATTGGTGTCACGATAGCCGTTGGTGCCCTTCTTGATCCCCACCTTGGCGCAGATCTCGACGCCATTAAGTGCGCCAACTCCGGGGACGTTGCGGGCCTGTTGGGCCTGCGGAGACATGTCGGCAGGGTCGAGACCATTGGCGCTATCGATCAGAGCCTTGAGCGTGCGCAGGCCAATTTCCTTGGCCTCGGGCATACCAGAAGAGCCGACCTTGTCGCCATCGACGAAGATCTTGTCCCAGAACTTGCGACGGTCGTAGGGTCCACCGACGACAGTGAACTCAAGTTCCATCCACTTGGCGCGGGTTTCGCGCGCGGCCTTGAAGTAGTTGCCCGGGCCGTACTCGGGCAGGCTGATGTCACCCGGCTTGATGGACATGATAGCACGGACGATAGCGCCATTGGGGATGAGATCGAACTCGCGCTGTTCGCCAGCGGGAACTGCGTTGAGGTTAAGCATGTCAGATCCTTTCGCTAGAGTTTTGGGTGTTGGGGTCAACGAACGTCATAGGCCTAGAAGCGGCTGGAGCGCCAGACCCCATTTTGGCGATGAGTTTGCCAAGGTGAGGTTCTTCCAGAATGTCGAGCCTACCGCTTCTGTCCTTTGCTGGGTAGCCCCACTGGTTGAGTGTTTGGCAAACGAACGCCCTGTAGGGGCCATCGTCGCCTGTCATAACCGCCATCGTGATGACCTCATCCACAATGCCGGGAAGTTCGCGACCAGTCTTGCTGCCTTCGATTTGCAGGTCATACTGCTTGCGACCATACTCATCAGTCGATTCGTCGAGAATGCCGACGAACACGACATTTTTCGAACGAATGTGCTGTAGGTGCGTGAGCCAAGACATCATCTCACGCCCGTGCATACCGTAGACCGCGCGAGTGTCGATTTTGCCGCTGCGCTCGCTACGGTTTTCTGCCTGCTGACTGCACCAAGTAAAGCACAGACGACCGGCGACGGTGATCGAGTCGATGAACAGTGTGTCATATTTTGACATCATCTGTTCGGGATCTCCGTAGAGTTGGCAGACATAGTCGTAGTGCGCCTTTGAGTAGGCTTGCTCTTCCGACAGTGACGGGTTGAAGCCGCCAAGGTAGCAGGCGAAGTCTCGGCACTCGATCCATGTGCGCGGACGGATCACGTCAACAGGCCATCCTTCGATAGCTGCGTCTCCAGCCTCCAAGTCCATGAACAAGGTCGTATCGCTATCGAGTGTGCGGGCGAGAGTTGTTTTGCCCACACCGCTTTTGCCGCAGACGACGATCTTGTGACCGCGACGTTCTGCCATCCGCTCTTCGGCGGAAATGATCTTCATCACCATGTCATTCCTCTTTGACTTCGACGCTAAACGAACCAACGCGCGTTGTGCGAGCAGGCTCTAGGATGCGCCGCACATGGGGAGGCGCTGCGGTATATTTACGCTCATCGACTGCGAGCGTCATCTTGGCATAGTGCTGAGCGTCCTCAGCGCTCATTTCATTGAACGCCTGCATCAGGACGCCCTGATCCCATTCGACTTTTTTCGTGACGACAGCCTTGATCTCGGTGTTGCCGTCGAAGAAGTAGATGGTGCCGAAGTCCTTTCCTGTCGTGGCCAGAAGATCCTTGGCCTTGGTCAGGTAACGCTCTTCCAGTTGGGCGTCGATGCCATCGATGTCTTTCTTGAGTTCGGCGACCTTGGCTTTCAAAGCCTTGCGCCGCTCGAACAGTTCGAGCTTGTCAGTCATGGGATGTCTCCTCGTTGCTAGTGCTGGCAGTGTGGGACAACTTGCCGAAAACGTCAAGAGGCTTTTTTGACCACGTTGATCTCGATGCCGAGCACTGCCTGCATGAGCTTCTTTTTCAGTTTGAACTCAGGGGTTTCGACGCCTTTGGCATCTTCGACGATACTGGTCCAACTGCCGTCTGTGCCTTCGCGCTCGTAGGAGAAGTCTGCGACCTC